TCAAAAAGGGGTGTCAATTTGATTTTGACAGTCTGACACCCTGCGCACTGTACCGTCTTTTTGCCGTGCAAAACCGGGGTGCTCGTCCACATGCGCCTTGACGGTGTTGCGGCTCAGCCCACAGTATTCGGCCAGATCGGCAATGCTGACTTCGCCCTTGCCTTCCAGATCGCATGCGGCAAATGCACTCTCCAGTTTGTTCAGCCGCTCCTGCCGTTTATCGACCGGCTTGTGATCCTTGCTGCCGCGCTTCCACGCAGGCGCGTCGCTGTCCGGCTTGATATCCGCCAGCAGACCGCTATGATCCGGCCGATGCAGCGGGAACTCGAACCAGAGGTTGACCGGCGGGAACCGCGGGAACTCGCGCAGCGTGCCCTCAATGCGCCATGCCGTGCGCGCCTGTACCTCGCGCCGGGTGTCTGCGACGGCGTCCAGCAACGCGTTATAGGCCGTGCCCGGCAGCAGCCGTTTGCAGGCGTCCAGCGCCTCCCGCTGGCTGCACAGCGTATCCTGCGACACATCATCCGACCGCCCTGCAGCTTCGAGCGCCGCACCGCACACCTTGCAGACCGCGTTGTTTTCCAGCTGTTTGCGCAAGTCGTCGCTGATGTCCAGTTCAATGAGGTCGAGCAGCGCGTCCGGGTCGCGGGCAAACACGCCCGAACCACTCGCACGGTCCATCGAGCGCTTGCCGCCCTGATTGCCCTTGGAATGGTGGTGACAGTAGATCACCGCGCAGCCCAGCTCGGTGCAGACCAGGTCGAACTGGTTGCAGAACGCCGCCATCTGGTCGGCACTGTTCTCGTCGCCCGTGATGATCTTATAGATCGGGTCGATCACGACCGCAATGTACTCCTTCTTGAGCGCGCGGCGGATCAGCTTGGGTGCGAGCTTGTCCATCGGGATCGCCTTGCCGCGCAGGTTCCAGATGTCGATATTGGACAGGTGCCGCGGCGGCCAGCCCAGCTTATCGTATACGTCGCGGAAGCGGTGCAGACAGGACGCGCGGTCGAGTTCCAGATTGACATACAGCACGCGCCCCTGTGCGCAGGAAAAGCCCAGCCAGTCGCGCCCTTCGGCCAGCGCAATGACCAATTCAATCAGGCCGAACGATTTGCCCGCTTTGGACGGTCCGGCAAGCAGCATCTTATGCCCCTGCCGCAGCACGCCTTCGATCAGCGGCGGCGCAAGGTCGGGCAGATGATCCCACACCTCGGACATACTCTCCGGGTCGGGCAGATCGTCGGTCACGCTCTCGATCCAATCCTTCCACTCTACAAAGTTCGCCTTGCCGATATTGACGTCGATCAAGTACTGCTTTTTGCCGCCGCGCATCACGCCCGGCATACGGGACAGGCGCGAGGGGTTGCGGTTCTGCTGGTCGAGTTCCAGCCCGTTGCGGCGGCAGACCGCATACAAGTATTCCACCCGGCTGCGGTACTCGTTGTAGTCCGCAGCGTCGATATGGACAATGGCGTGCAGACTTTTACCGCCCGAGTGCACCAGACACGCCACCGGCAGCTCCAGCTCCCGGATGAGCGCGTTCTGCCGCTCGAGCTCCATGCCGTCGCACTCAACCAGCGCATACCGGAAATCGGTCACGTTCTCGTTGCGCACGCCCTTGCCGTCAAGCGGGTTAAAGCGGATCCACGCGCCGACTGCCGGGTTGTAATCGCCCAGCACCGCGCCCACGTCATCCTTGCAGCGGGACAGCTCTTCGATCAGCCTGCCCGCCGTGCGCGACCAATCGCCCTTGGTCGGCATGTACTTGCCGTCCTTCTCGAAGCTGCGCGTCACATAGCCGACTGTCTCGGTCGAGTCGAACAGCGTCTCCAGATAGGTGATGAGCTGCTGCGCGGGATACCAGTCCTTCGGTTCTGCAAGGTCGCGTCCCTCGACCCAGTGCGGATCAACAACTCGATACGGGTCGTCCTTCGCGCCGATCTCCGCTTCCCAGCCCAGTTCATGCCCGCCGTCTCGTTCCAGCCGCCAGCCTCTGGAAAGCGCCATCTGCACGATCGTACCCGCCGTGATCGGGTTGCCTGTCCCGCGAAAGGTCTCCCATTTGCGGGCACACTCGCCGGCGTGATACCGGCGCGCGTCCCGTCTCGACCATTCGTCCCATACGGAAACCGGAAGTCCTGCTTCCTTCAGTCCCATGCCGACACCGATCCACTCCTGATAAGAAAGGCTCATCGGCTCGATGTAAGCGAGCGCCTGTTTCAGGTCCAGCTCATTTCGTTCCATTTATGCTCCTATATACTCACTCGGATTGATGTCATGCGGGATGCGCCAGCCATTGGCGGCAATGCGGTCGATCAGGTTCTTTGCCGTTTCAAACTGCCATGTGCCGACGTGCTGGAAGCCGCGTCCCTCGAGAAAACGGATCTGTTTCGGGGTGGTCAGCCCTTCCGCTCGGCGTGCGCTGAGCCGATCGAGCAGCTTGGCCGCTTTTCCGGCATTGTCGATCTCATCCGGCAGAATGCCCCACTTTTCGAGCGCGCTGCGCTGCTTGTCGCTTGCGGGCGCCATCTCCCAGCCGAATGCGGGCACATAGCCGGACAAATCCTCGGCCTGAATGGACATCTCGAATTGCAGCGGATCGACCAGACGGCTCTTGCGGCTACGCATTTGGTGCAGCTGCTTGGCGAGCGCCTCCTCGCGCGCTGCGACCACTTCCTCACTGGCGGTCTGTTCCGCTTCCTCAATGTCCACCGGCGCGCCGGCAGCCTCAATATTTTCGGTCATGCGCTGGGCGACCTCTTGGTTTTCGCAGATCAGGTGCGCCGGGTGGCACAGCTCGTGCCGCTCGGTATGCCACAGGAAGTCGAGCAGCAGCAAATGCTCCTTGCCCGGGAACAGGCGTGTGCCGCGGCCGACCATCTGGCTGTACAGGCTGCGCACCTTGGTCGGACGCAGCACAACGATACAGTCCACGCTTGGACAGTCCCAGCCCTCGGTCAGCAGCATTGAATTGCACAGCACGTTATAGTCCCCGCGCTCAAAGGCTGCAAGGGTTTCGGCGCGATCCGGGCTTTCGCCGTTGACCTCGGCCGCACGGAACCCGAAGCCGCACAGAATATCGCGGAACTTCTGCGAGGTCTTAACGAGCGGCAGAAAAACCACAGTTTTGCGATCCATGCAGTGCTTCACCATTTCCTCCGCGATCTGATACAGGTACGGGTCAAGGGCATTGCCGAGGTCGGACGCCTTGAAATCGCCCGACTGCATCCCTACCCCGGACAGATCCAGCCCCAGCGGAATGGTCAGCGCCTGAATGGGCGATAGATAGCCCTCGCGGATTGCCTTGGGCAGTGTGTATTCATAAGCCAGCGATTCGAACACGCTGCCGAGGTTGCGCATATCGCCGCGGTCAGGCGTCGCGGTCACGCCCAGCACGCGGGCATCCCCGAAGTGGTCGAGGATACGCCCGTAGCTGTCCGAAATTGCGTGATGCGCTTCGTCAATGATGATGGTATCAAAGTAATGCGGGTCGAACTGCGCGAGCCGCTGCGGGCGCATGAGTGTCTGCACCGAGCCGACCACCACGCGGAACCAGCTGCCGAGGCAGCTTTCCTCCGCCTTTTCGGTCGCGCAGCCAAGGCCGGTCGCTTTGCCGATCTTGTCGGATGCCTGCTCCAGCAGTTCCCCGCGGTGTGCCAGAATAAGCACACGGTCGCCCGCGCGCACCCGGTCTTCGGTGATTTTGGCGAACACAATCGTCTTGCCGCAGCCCGTGGGCAGCACGAGCAGGGTGCGGTGACGCCCCTGCTCCCACTCCCGCTCGACCGCCTCGCGCGCTTCCAGTTGATACGGTCGAAGCTCCAATTAAAACGCCCCCGGTGTAAAGCCGCTCTGCGGTGCGGACGACACAGCGGGCGCACCCGCCGGGTCGAGGAATTCGTCTACATCATTGGCCTCACGATCAACGCCGTTACGGTCTTTATAAGTACGCTTGGTCACCTTGCAGCGGCCGGTGCGTCCAGTCACCGCCTGCCAGTTCATGCGCAGCTTTTCCCCGTGCTGGCGTAGGCCGAGGCAGGTGAAAAACTGGCACAGCTTCCACTCGAAGCGGGTATGCAGGAACAGATTGACGTTGATGTTCGCCGGACCTTCCGGCGTGTCGATGCGCAGATGCACGATCGCCTGCGGACAGGGCGGCACCTTTTCCGAACCGCCAAAGCGGGCGCGTTCAAAGCTCTCTACGGTAAACGGATATTCTCCCGCTTCCAGCACGCGGCGCGGGCTGCCTTCGTTTTCGATCTCGTCTTCCCAGCCGAGTTCGCGTTCCATTGTGGTGTCATTCATGGGTAAACTCCTCCTTTGTTAAAACGGGATATTTTTGCGCTCCTGCAGGATGACCTGATACAACTGATCCCACGCGCCGATCAGACAGCCGTCAATGAAGTCCTTGGGATAATCCGTGATCTCCATGCCAAGCGGAAAATACCCCTTGGCGGAAACGGCGGTCTGGATGTCGGTTGCGGTAACGTTGTTTGCGCGCATCAGGTCGGCGAGTGCTTGCGGGATGCCGTCCGGAATGTCCAGCACAAGGCCGTCGTCCTGCCGGGGCGCGCAAACACCCTCTACTTTGTGCGGCGGGTTGTCCGGAGAATTGACCGGTTTCGGTTCATTCTGCGCCGTAGGTTCAGAATTCGACGGCATTTCCCCGATGACGGACGCGATCTCTGCATAAGCAAACGGCAGTTCGGGCGCAAGGCCGAAGCGGTTTTTCGCGTCCCAGCAGGGGTGGTGCGCCGTGTACATGCGGCGCTCCCCGCCCTGCCCCTTGACCTTGCCGCCCTCGGTCTTGACGGCATAGGTCTTGTAATTCGCAAACAGCACCATGTCCGCCCACTCCTTGACGAGCGGCGCGGTCTTGGACGAGAGCTTCATCTCCCAGCGGTCGTATGCGCCCAGCTCGTCCGGCTGCTCGAATTTGCGCATCTTGGCGTGCGCGGTGACGACGACGTGCACGCCGCGCTCCACGGCTTCGCTCAACTGGTTGAGCAGCCGCCCGAATTCTTCGGACAGATAGGTATAGCCCTTGCCGTAGCCAAATTCCTCGATGCTCTTCTTCTGGTATTTGTCGCAGACATATTGCGTGCACATCAGTTCGGCCCAGTCCATCGTGTCAACCACCAGCGTGCGGCACAGCGACGGGTCGCGGATCACCTCGCCGACCAGACCGAGCAGAATCGGCCAGCTGGTGGGCTTGGGAGTGCGGGCAACGTCCATGTGCCGCGTGCTGCCCTCGGTGTCGATAAACAGCGGACCCGGGAACTGCGATGCAAAAGTGGATTTTCCGATTCCTTCCGGGCCGTACACGACGACCTTGAGCGCACCCGGCAATTTTCCTCGAATGATCTCCATTAAAATTCACCTGATTTCCAAGTCGTTTTTTGTGCGGGCATCGGTGCGTCCGGCAGCGGACGCTCCGCACCCTTGACATAGCCATCCTCAATGATGATCGAGCACTCGTCACCAGTAGACACGCGGGTGGCGATCGCCTGCAAGCCCTCGGCTTCCAGCCATGCGCAGAAATCGTGCAGCGTGTGCAAATCCATCTGCTCGAGCTTGTCGAGCAGCACGAACCCGCACTGCGGATTGAGACAGCGCACGATCGCGGTCGCAACGCGCAGCTGGTCACTGCCCGACATGTTGTCCCACTTCTGCCCCTGATAAGTAAGCGCGCCATCCTCTACGCTCAGGCCATCCAGCGGCAGCTTGGCGCCGGAAAGCAGGTCGCGTTTGGCCTGCCGTGTCTGCTCCAGATCGTCCGTCAGATGATCGTACTGCTCGCGGTAGCCGAGGGCATCCTCCTCGGCCTTCTCACGGTTCAGGTTGTCGCGCACCTTGGCGTTGATCGTGTCGATCTCGCGGATGCTGCGCTCAAGTTCCTCGGTCGATTCGTCATGCAGCTGCTCCGCCGTCTTGCGCGCGGTCGTAAGATCGGCAGACTTGGCGGCAAGAAGCTCCTGCGCCTGACGCAGCTGTGCGGCAAGGTCAGTTACCTTGTGCTGGAGCGTGTCCACCTGCTGTGCGAGCATGTCCGCCATCGCCCGCTTGTGCTGATTTTCCCCATTGCGTGCGAGGATGTCCTGCTGGCGGGCGATCAAGTCGCTGGCCGAAACCAAATCACGGGGCGCGTCCGGCCAGAAGGTCTGTTCCTTGGCGTATTTCTCTTTCTGGTCTGCGATCTGGCCAATCGCGTGGCGCTGGTTGTACAGCTCGCGTTCCTTCTGTTCGAGCACAGCAAGCTGCTCCCCCACGCCAATGATCTGCAGCAGCGTGTCCGCCTTTTCGCGGTCACTCATCTGCAAAAAGCGCGGCAGATCGAGCGCAAGCTGCTCGACGAACGCATTGAGCAACTGCTGTCCCGCCCGGTTACCAGACGGATCAACAACCGTCAGGCTGCTGTTCTTGCCCTTGCGCTCGACTACGATGCCGTTGGACAGCGTAACCTTGAGATGGGGCGGAACCGCCGAGCCTTCCCGCGCCGCCTGCGACGGACGGAAGCGCTCCCCGCCGAGCGCCCATGCGATCGCGTCCAGCACCGAAGTCTTGCCCTGATTGTTGTCGCCGCCGATGATGGTCAGACCGGTTTCCGCCGGCGCGAGCGCGACCGCGCGGACGCGCTTGATGTTCTCGGTCTCCAGCCGGGCGATTTTGACAGGCTTGTCCATGTCACGCCTCCCCTTTCAGCCCGGCCGCGATCTGATGCGCATACTTCTCGCAGATCGGGCGGTCGAAAAAGTCGAACAGCTCGTCCTCTCCGCCGCAGAACACGCAGCTGCGGCCGTACTTGCGCAGAATGATATCCTCACCGTCCACGAAGATCGCAAGCGGCGTCTTTTCCGGTATTTCCATGGTGTCGCGCAGCTCCTTGGGCAATACGATGCGGCCCAGCTCGTCCACACGACGCACAATTCCAGTCGATTTCATTTGACAAATCCTCTCCTTGTGGTATTCTATCAGTGAAGTATTTTGCTTTGCCGCCTTTGGAATTGCCGTTCCGAGGCGGCTTTTTCATGAGGCATGGTTATCCTCCCATGCTTCGTGGCGCATGTGGCTCAGACGCTGCTGCCGTGCCTGCTCTGCGCGGCGGCGGTACCGCTCGAGCAATGCGAGCGTGCCGATGCACCAGCCCAGCGCGATCCATGCGAGTACAGTGACCGGCGCGCCGCAGTCCGACGCAGCTGCGACCGCAAACGGAATCAGCAGCCAAAGGGCGTAGCGTTTCACGGATTCGCCCCCTCTCCTGCCATAAACCGGTCGAACGCCTCACGCGGAATGATGTAGATGCGCCTGCCGCTCGGCATGCGATGCGTTGCGCCAAACGGCAGCTCTTTGCGGACCATCATGGTGCGCAGCGTCTCCGGCGCAATGCCCATGCGCTTGGCCGCGTCCGTGACTTTATATGTTTCGGACATGAGTGTCCTCCTTTCTATACTCCTAACCGCCTATGCCAATCTGGCAATTTCAATAACGATGCCTATTGCGGTGGCGATAGTAAATATCTTTCTCGCCGCGCGATAGAGTTTGCTACCCGTCTGGTTATACAGGATTTCGTATAGCAAGGCGAGAATTGTCGTGAATGCTACTGTATTTCGTAAATGGTCACCTCCTATCCACTTCAGCAGCTACGGATAAATCTCGTCAAGAGCTTTTTCAGCGTAATAGCATTGCGCATTTTAATATTTTTTGTTGACTTTATGTAAAATTTTTCTTAAAATAGAAACGGCCTTTTATGGCAACGCTTCAATAAGGGGGTCATCAAATTGACCAAAATTTTGAAGTTGCCCGTTCCCGGGATAAGCTGATGGCGGAGATCAGTTTATCGTTGATGCGAAGGGCTTCTTTCGCGGAACCCAAACCGTAAAATGAGACAACGGCCATAGAAACATGGGTGCTTTGCATGTGAAGCAGTTTTCGTGCGTTACTGCGCATGGGGCCAATGCCGACAGTATATGCGAGTAATGAGCGTCACTAATAAAATGACTGTTCAGGAGCGCGAACCAACAGATGCGGGTGCATATTCCGTTTTGCATTTGCATATTTCGCTCTACTGCTTCTGCAACCGAATCCGGGTGAAAAATTAGGGGGCAAAACGTCTGTGTAGCACCACAGGCGTTTTTGTTTATTTATTCCTAATTTCATCTGTGATAGCAAACAAATATTCAATCCGTAGGCCAGGAAAAAATACATTCCGAATTTTAAGGGCTTCTGCGACAGAAAACTCGGTCACACCGTCAATTTTGTTTCTTACAGTTTTATCCGTGCAAGAAAGCAGTTTTTGAATATCTGAATTTTTTACGCCGTATCTGGCCATCTCAGCCGATAGATTTCTGGGTCTTCCAACTTTATGGCTGTTTCTGTCATGTAAAACGGTCATTTTTGTTTCACCTGCCTTCTTCTCGCCACTATCTACTTTAAGTAGATATATTGGAGAAAAAAATATCGTTGATGGAAATTTGGGTAATGTCAGCAATCTGTTTTGCCTGTTTTACCGTAGCGCTTTCCGGATTATCTTCGATTTTTCGATACGTTCCACGTGAAATACCCATCTTCTCGGCCATTTCTGCTTGCGTAAAATCTCTAAGAACGCGCGCTTGTTTGACGGTGTACGGCATTTTATCACCTCCTGCCCCGCAACCTGTGATTATATGTTACTCTACTTTAAGTAGGAAGTCAAGAACTTTATGTAGAATTTCTTGTACATTTTTCTTGTATATTTCTACTCTTTGTGTTACACTATTTTTGTAGAAGGGGGTGCGACTGGTGAGTATCGGAGACAATATAAAGTTTTTGAGAGAAAAAGCTGGATTGTCGCAAGTCGACTTTGCAAAAATGTTTGGAGTAACCGATAAAGCCGTTTCTACATGGGAAAACGAAACACGAATACCGCGCATGGGTGTAATAGAAAAGATTGCGGCGGCGTTTGGAGTGACTAAATCTCAAATTTTGGACGAAGAAATGGATAGGTCGCTTCCAAACAACATTATTTTGTTACCAAAAATGAACAAAGTCCCGCTTGTCGGCCAGATTGCCTGTGGGACACCAATATTGGCGGAGGAAAACATAACAGACTATGTTGACCTCCCCGCTCATATCAGAGCAGACTATGCCCTTACCTGCAAGGGTGACAGTATGATTGGCGCAGGTATACAAGATGGCGATGTCGTCTACATCCGGCAACAGCCAGAGGTTGAGAATGGACAGATTGCTGCTGTGATCGTCAATGACGATAATGAAGCTACACTCAAGCGATTTTACCGGATCGGAGATACTGTAACTTTAAACCCTGAAAACCCAACTATTGCGCCCATGGTATTCGTCGGTGACGAAATAAACAGTGTCCGGATTGTAGGCCGCGCAGTTGCATATACGCATGTGTTAAAATAAAATCCCGCCCCGGTGTTACAACACCAGAGCGGGAACCATCAAGCAACGCATCCATATCGGACGACATACTGCTTCCCTTTATAATTGATTTCTTCCGGATACCCGTGCCGATTCAACCACAGATTGACTTTTGCGACAACGGATTCGGTATATTGTACGTTTGTTCCGGCGTGGCCGCTTGCAATGTTCTGAAAAGGGACAATCTCTTTTTCATCCGGAAGCACATCTACCTGTGCAATAATGGCCGAAACAGCTTGTGCGTGCGGATTGCCGGAGCGAGACAACACACCAAGGCGTTTTGCAATTGCCGTTGCATCAAGTAAGCGCTTGTTTACCGTAATCCCCTCCAGTGGGATTTCTACGCCGACCGGCGCATACAGACTTTTCATAGCCACTGCTACGAACTGCGGCGCCATACCGGCTTCTTTCAAAGTCTGGCGAATGATACGCGCTGCACTGTTGACTTCACCCAGACGTTGCTGCGCCTTCTGCGACGTGACGTACTCGCCGTGCTTGCGGATAGACGGGAGGACTTCGGCAGTGACCCAGTGTTTAAACGCTTTTGCTGTTTCAAGTTTACTGGAGAGGATCAGACTGTACAGACCGGATTCGTTGATGAGCCATCCGCCACGCTGTCCCAAACTCGATAACGAATTGTTATTGAGTTTATCTTCCTTATCAACATGGTCTGCCAGCGCTTTGCTTGGATTGGTATACCCAAGCACTTCTGCAACGTCCTTGCCAACGAACCACGGTACACCGTCCTTCATCAGCACTCTGATCTGCCCAAACTGTTCGTTTTTGAAAATCTGAATTTCTTTGCTCATAGCATTGTCCTTTCGCTGTTGGGTGGAAAGGAGCGGCGGGAGCATACCCCGCCATGCATAACTCCAATGCCATTTCCCCATTTCGGGGCGAGCACTCTTTCAACCGGTGAAACCATGATACGCGGTAGAAAAACACATGTAAATTGGCAAAACGAAGAATTTATTTACAAATAAGCTACGCTATTATCAAGTTTTCGGACTATTTTTCAACTGTTTAAGTTGTGCATTTTGACGCTTCACCGCGCCGTACGAAACCTTGCAAAGCTTTCATACGACTTTCGAAAACCTTATCTGTGCATTTTTCTTTTTATCATTTCGACCAATATCTGAATTTTTAGGCATTGTCAAAATAAACAAAAAAAATCCCGCCTCTGCGCTACCAACACAGAGGCGGGACATGGGGTTGATGACTAAATTTCCACACCTAATCATCAACCCCTATTTTACCATACTTTTTTCCGGTAAGAAAGGGGTTATTTTTTATGGAAGGAACTTTCCGAAAACGTGGTGACAGCTGGGAGTTCCGCGTCATGGCCGAACTGCCGGACGGTACGCGGCTGCGCAAGACCTTCTGCCGCCGCACCAAGACGCTGGCAAAGGCCGCCTACGAAGACTGGATGCAGCACAAGACCGAGCAGATCACAAAGCGGAAAACCGTCGCGGTCTGGGGCGAGGAATGGCTCGAGATCAAACGGGATTCGGTGTCCTACCGCACCTATCAGAATTACGAACTTTACTGGCGCCTCCACATCAAGCCCGCGCTGGGCAAAAAGCAGCTGGATCAGGTCAAGCCGATCGACATCGAAAAGCTGCTGGCCGTCACTTCCCACCTGAGCAAGAGCGCCCGGCACCACATCTACATCACGATCAACCAGATCATGAAAGCAGCCGTGCAGAACGAGCTATGCCGCAAGAACCCATGCGACGCGGTCAACGTGGCCGCGGACGAGCCGCTGCGCGCAATACAGGTGTTTTCTCTGGACGAGATTCAGACCATTCTCCGCCATCTGGAAAAGCCGTTCGGCACCGCGATCGCGCTCATGCTGCTTGCCGGTCTGCGCTCGGAGGAAGTCATGGGGCTGCGCTGGGGCGACATCAACCAGAAGGAACAGGTCATCACCGTGCGCCGGGTTGTCACGCGTGTGGCAAAGGGCGAATATGCGCCCGTAGAGCGCACGAAGAACGGCAAGGTGCGTCATATCCCCTACGGCGATGAACTCGCCGCACGCCTCAAACAGGCGCAAAAGACGAGCATCTATGTCGTGCCGGCTGTCCGCGGCGGATACATGACGCCGGGCAGCTTCCGCCGGCAGTATGAAACTTTCTTTGACGGCCTGCCGGTGCACATGCTTTCCCCGCACAAGCTACGGCACACCTACGCCACCTATCTGGTGCGCGGCGGCGCAGAGCTGCGCGCCGTGCAGACCATTTTGGGTCATCAGTCTATCGGCGTTACCGAACTTTACACCCACATTAACGTGGACGATCAGCGCCGTGCGGCCAGCAAACTCGCCTATTCCGGCACAAAATCCATGACCCAAATTTGACCCATTTTGCCGCGATTTTTCGTGTTTTACGGCGTCTTGTGCAGTCAAAGGTCAAAACGCAAAACATGAACTTTTTTAAACAAAACTACGGCATAAAAGAAGAAAAGCACTCCGTTTGGAGTGCTTTTCGTAACTGGTGGGAGGTGGTGGATTCGAACCACCGAAGTCATAGACGACAGATTTACAGTCTGTTCCCTTTGGCCACTCGGGAAACCTCCCATATGTAATTTTCAAACCTGTGAAAACAGGTGGAGCTGGTGGACGGACTTGAACCCCCGACCTGCTGATTACAAATCAGCTGCTCTACCAACTGAGCTACACCAGCGTTTCAGCGGCTCGCTCGCCCCAGCGACTTGTATATAATATCATATGGTTGCGCCGCTGTCAACACTTTTTTCAAAATTTATTTTCCGATTTTTATATTTTTTCCGAAAGCGTCGATCGAGTCCGAAACCTGCTGCAAAACCGTCAAAAACGCGCCGGAAAGTTCCGGATAACGTTTGCTGATTTCGTTGGGCGAAATCGAACCGCCGTGCAGTTCTTCCTGCTCCAGGCCAAAACCGCCCTCGCCCTTCGCCGCCGTGCGGATGCGCAGCTCATGCTCTTTCATGCGCGCGTCGCACAGGTATTCAAACTGATCCCGCGAGGTGCGGAATACCGCTTCCACGTTCGAAGGGTCTGCCATGTACAAATAGCGGTACACTTTATAGATCACGACCGACAGATACGCCTCCACCTCATGCGGCAGCTGCGTGCTTCCCATTTGCCCCGCCAAATCCATCAGCAGCGACACGGCCCGAACGATCTCGTTCTTCTCCCAGCCGGTATGTACCTGCACGTCCATGCGCTCGGCCGGTACGGCAGAACCGTCCCGCGCCATCGAGCGGCCCAGCAGATAATCACAGGACACGCCGTAATAATCCGCCGCACGCACGACAAAAGACAACCCCGGCTCGCGCAGACCATTCTCATAATGGCTCAGCAACGCTTGCGAGACCCCAAGGTCTGCCGCCGCGGTTCGTTGGCTTATTTTCTTTTCCCGTCGCAACAGCGCGAGCGTGCGAGAAAAATCACTGGTCATATCTCTGCTACCCCATCATAAAACTATGTCTATTATACAGCTTGTAATCGCGCTTGTAAAGAACGAAAAAGTTGCATTTCATCTGATTTTCTTTGCGATTTTGCTTTTTCTGCTGCAATTACATGATTTAGTTGCTGCATTTGAATTTTATGACTATATATGGTATTAGGCCGTTTCGCAATATGAAAAACCGTTTCCCAATCCCATGCAAAAGCGCCCTTGGTTTCCGCTTGACGGCGCTGTCAGCGGCCGATATAATAAAAAGGAAAACAAATCGCATGGTGCGGCCGTTTTTCCTGCCGCACCATGTCTGTTCCAAAGGAGTTTCGTGTATGACAATTGAACAGATTTTGAAAATGCGTCAGGAAGCCAGCGGCCTGAACAAGCTGATGCATATGCACGTGATCACGCTGGATAAAGACGGCGGCGCCACCGTCGAACTCGACCTGACCGAGGAATTGCTCAACCCGCTCGGACTGGCACACGGCGGCACGATCTACACGCTGTGCGACATTGCAGCCGGTTCTGCCGCCGCTTCGCACGGACTGGTCGCTGTCACGCTGGACAGCAACATCCACTATTACCGCCCCGGCCGTCTGGGCAAAAAGCTGACCGCCGTTGCCTACGAACGCAAGCGCGGCAAAAAAACCGCGGTCTATATCGTCGAAGTGCATGACGAGGATTGCCGCCACATCGCGGACGCAATCTTCACCATGTTCTACACCGGCCAGACGTTTGAGGACATGCAGCATTGA